GGCGATGCGCAGGTGATGTCGAAGTGGGGACAGCAGAGCATCGACGCCAATCCCGACATGATGAAGGCGTACCGGCGAGCGCGCAACATCGAGGCTCTCTGGCGCTTCTGTTTCCCGACAGCGGTGGACTTCGATCCGAAGACTGATCGGATCATCGTCGCCGACAGTCAGCGTAACCGCCTTCAGATCTACCGCAAGGTGCGTGACTACGTCGAGTTCCAGGCGAACCTTTAAGACCCCAAGCCGACATTAGGACGGATCGAAATCCCGCAGTGCGGCAGGTCTCCTGCTTTTCATTCCCGCTTGATGTGGCCGCTACAATCACGTTGCCCCATTTTTTTTGGTCTCCTCGGCGATGAGCTTGCCGAAATCAGCGGGCGAGCCGGCAAGCACCGCGCCGCCGAGATTGGCGAGCTTCGCCTCGAGGTTAGCATCTGCAACAAGAGCCGCGCCGGTCGCGTCTGAGGTACTGCGGAGATAGTGTGTGCGGGCTTTAGACTATGCTGGACCGTCGCTTTGACCCCGGAACGCCCGCACTGGTCCGAAATAACGCGCCAGCGGCCGTTTCTTGCGGCGCGGAGAGGAACATGGGTACAAGGAGCATTTGACAAATAATAACTTAATTTTAATGGCAAGAGCGGTGCTCAGGTCGCCGCGGACTCAATCGCGTGCTCAACTACAGTTTTATATCAACCGTTCGCCTGGTCCGATGATGTGAAGCGGCATTTCGCCGAGCAACGCGCGGCGGCAGTTCTCAACTGCGCGGCGCAAGCTGACGTCGAACGCGCCTGCACCCTGTGCCGAGTTGTGCGGTGAGGCAATGACGTTCGGCAGGTCGAGAAACGGTTGATCCATGCGGAAATCTCCGTGGCGTACAGGCTCAATCACCAGGCATCGATGCACGCCGTGAAACGCGGGTTCTTGGCTAAGTGGTTATACAACGGTCTCTCCTGCACGGTTTCCCCACGAGCCACGTTGATGAGGATGGCATCACCCTTCATGCGGCGAAGCTCGGCGGTGCCAATCAGACCATAAGTGGCACGGGTGAGCGGCGCACCGATCAACAGAACGTCTGCTACCTCCGGCAGCTAATTGAGCCGCTTCCAGTCCACCCGCTGATCCGTTCCAACGATCGCACCCCGCCTGTAGTGCCGCACGATGTGGAACGGGTTCTTGTCGATATCGACGCCGGCAATCTGTTGAGCAGCATGCGGGACCTGTTCGGTGGCATTTTCATCCCTTTGAGCTAATATGAGTGAGCCGTCGTCGCGCTCCATTTCACGTCAACCCCCAATGGAGAGATTCAATGCCAAACGAAGCTGATGATCCTTGTCGCGATGATCTGCTTGATCGGCGTTCATTCGTCGGGGTCGCGGCTTTGCTCCCGTTCATGCTCGCGCGTCCTTCCCTGGCGGAGACTGCCGCACAAGTAGGCTCCGTCGAGGACCTCAAGGGACAAGCCTTTGCCGAGAAGGACGCGGTGCGGCGCGAGCTTGACCGTGCGGCGGCGCTGTTCGTGCGCGACGAGGTCGGCACCGGGGCGGACTCGCGGCTGACCATGCGTCTCGGCCGCGACACCGCACTCAAGCTGGGCGAGCGGGCCCGGCTCACCATAGACCGCTATCTCGTCGATGCGGGCGGGGAGATCAATCTCGGATCCGGCGGGATGCTGTTCGAGCGGCCGGCCCACAGCAATCCCTCCAAGGTGCAGATCCGCAGCACGTTCGGGCTGATCGCGGTGCGCGGCACGCGCTTCTTCGCCGGGCCGAGCAACGATGTGTTCGGCGTGTTCGTGGAACAGGGCCGCGTCACCGTCTCGGCTGCCGGCAAAAGCGTGACCGTGCGCGCCGGCCAGGGAACTAACATTGCTCGCCCCGGGGCCGCGCCCACCGCACCGGCACCTTGGAAAGAGCCTCGCATCCAGGCGGCGCTCGCAAGCGTTTCGTGACATTGCTGTCATCCTCGATCCGCCGGCGGCAGAGCCCACCAGCCTCACCATTCCGGCGACAGCAGGTGCGGATGTCGAAGAAGCGCTGCCCTCGCGCACAGCGTTGTTGGGCGGTCTTGCTGAGGCTCGATCGTTTGTCGAGGTTCGCCAAGATCGCCTGGCAGGACGATGTTTAAGCGTTTGGTCAGCCATCGGGCGCCGGTCGCAGCCGGCGTCGGCGCGCTGATCGTGTTCGTGGCATCGCTCCTGCTGATGCCCGCGGCCGTGCGCGAGGTCATGCGCGAGAACGCATTCGACCTTGTTCTCGCTGCCGACCAGCGATGGCGCAAGTCCGAGGCCCTGCACGGTCACGCGCAGGTCGTGGTCGTCGACATCGACCGGCGATCGATCGAGGCGCACGGACCATGGCCATGGCCGCGCGAAACCATGGCGCGGCTGGTCGAATCCGTTGCAAGCGCGAACCCCGTCGTCGTCGCCATCGACATCCTATTCGCCGAACCAGACGGTCGCTCGCCGGCAGCGCTGGCGCGACGGCTCGGGGCGCTGACCGATCGGCCCGAGCTTGCGCAGCTCGCTGAGACCTTGCCGGATGGGGACAAGCGCTTGGCCAAGGCGTCGCAAGAGCTTTCAGTCGCGTTCGGCTTCGTCCTTGATCCCGAGCAATCTCAAGCCCTGCCAGGTGTCCCAGTCCTGAGGCGCGGCTCGCCCCCGCTTGGTCCGCTCTGGAGCGCTGACGGCGCAGTGGGTCCCCACGCACTGCTAATGCAAGCAGGCAGAGGTCTCGGCGCGCTGTCGCTGCCGGGCGATGGGGACGGCACGGTTCGCCGCGTGCCGCTGCTAGTCGAGGTGGGAGAGAGGGTGCGTCCAGGCCTGGCGGCCGAATCGGTGCGATTGGCGCGGCAAGCGTCGGCTTACGTCGTCGAGTCTGATCCGTTGCGACTCACGGTTGGAGACGTCTCGATTCCGTTGACCGAGGATGCGCTGTTGCGCTTGGCGCCGCTGGGCGCCGATCGGCCTCATGCCTCCACGTATTCGGCAGCTGACATTCTCGCCGGCAATCTCGATGCGGGGCGGCTGGCCGGCGCCATCCTCCTTATCGGAGGCTCCGCGCCGGAGCTTGGAGGCTTGCGCAATACCGCCGTGGACCCGCTAACACCTTCCGTGCAGATTCATGCCCATGCGGTGCGGCAGATTCTCGCCGGCCGGGTTCCCCGTCCGTTCGTTCCGGGAGCTGCCTGGGGGCTTGCGTCGGTGGTCGCACTGGGTGCGGTTGCCATTGCTGCCGGTGTGGCATTCTCGCCGCTGCTCGGCGTCCTCATCATCCTGTCGGCCATCGTGCTGACGGGAATGACGGCACTTGGGCTCTCGCTGATTTACGATCGCCTATTCGATCCGTTGACGCCGTCGCTCGCCGCGGGGGTCACGTTTGTTGTGACGTCGGTCGCCTCCTTTGCGCATACAAGGTGGCGGGAGGCGCTGGTGCGCCGCCGGTTCGAGCAACATCTCGCGCCGACCGTGGTCAGCCGCATCGTTGCTGATCCCGGCGCCGTGAAGCTCTCCGGCGAGCGGCGCGAGGTGACCGCCTTGTTCACCGACTTGGAAGGCTTCACCACCATGACGCAGCGGGCCGATCCCGAACGCTTGGTCGCCACGCTCGATAGCTATTTCGAAGGCCTCGCGGCGATCGTCATGGCGCATGGTGGCATGGTGGACAAGATCGTGGGCGATGCAGTTCTTGCGTTGTTCAATGCGCCAGTCGACCTCGAAGATCATCCGCGCCGAGCAGTCGACTGCGCGGTCGCGATCAGCAATTGGTCGAAGGAATACCGACAGCGCCCGGAGCCGGTTGCCTTGGGATTCGGCCGCACCCGCATCGGCGTCGAGACCGGGTCGGCGGTGGTCGGCGATGTGGGGATTAAGGCCAAGCTCGATTACACCGCCTACGGCGACGCCGTGAATGTCACGGCGCGGCTTGAAGCCGCGAACAAGGAGCTCGGCTCGGCAATTTGTGTCGGCCCCACCGCCGCCGCACGTTGCAACCCGGTATTGCTGCGGCCGCTCGGCGTGATCGCGGTTCGCGGGCGCGAGGGGCCGCTTGCGGTGTTCGAGCCGTGGCCGCAAGACGCCCCGGCGGCGTGGCGCGAACGGTATCTGAAAGCATTTCGTTTGATCGACAGCGACCGCGGATGCGCGATCGACATGTTTGAGACCCTGGCGGCCGAGGGCACCGACGATGCGGTGCCACGACACATAGCAGAACGATTGCGAGCGAAAGACTAGGGCCAACCGCCTTGGAGCCGGGAGGGGGGCACTAGGTCCGATGCTCCCGCTCCCCCACACCAGCAACCGCTAACGCGCAACAATGCAGACGCCACAAGGGCTTGATCCGCAACACGGCGGCGAGCTGTTTCCCGTCAATGAGAGTTGCGCTGCGCCTCAATCGTTGTCCCCGTTGCCAACTCAGGAGAAGCGGGGGCCGACAGGACGGGGGCGGAAATTTTGGGCCAGGTTTGCCAGGGCTCCCGCTCTTCCGCAGCAGAGAACAGCCAACGCACAACAGGGCAGACGCCACAAGGCCTTGATGCGCAACACCACGGCGGAGTCGTCTCCAAGTCTAACAGGTGTGGATGCGCTACGCTGCACGCGATCCTGCCAGCCCAGCCCAGTGCTACTTCGCAGGTCAGGTGCCCGCGCGCACAACAATAGAATCATCGGGGACAACTTTTTGAATCAAACTTGCGCCTTCAACGCTTGTCTTGAATCAATATTGCTACGATACTGTTGAAACGGGAATTTGCGGTGGGCGCACCGCAAGCGGAAGCCGCTCGTTGATCGCGTTATCAAGAGATGCACAAGCTTCTTGGCCTGAAGAGCAAGGTCTACATCGACATGAAGGCGTGGAGCGGATGGTAGCGACCGCGCAGCGCAAGCAGGATTGGGGCGAATACGGCCCGTGTATGCGCGCGCTCAGCGCCAAGCAACGCGCTTTCGTTGAATTTCTGATCCTCGAGCCGCCGACCATAGGCGCACAGACGCGCGCGGCCCGCAAGGCCGGTTACGGCACGCCGCGTACGACGCCGAGCATCATGGCTAAGATCAGCTCGCGGCTGGTGCGCAATGAGAAGGTTCTCGCCGGTATCAACGAAGAGGCGCGCAAGCTGCTACGTGCCGGCGGCCTGGAGGCGAGTAAGGCGCTTATCGCATTGCTGCACAATCCCGAGCACAAGGATCATGCCCGCGGTATTGCGATGGTGCTGGCACGCACAGATCCTGAGATCGAGCGGCATGACTTCAATGTGACCCACACGGTGCTCGATGCCGATGCTGAGGCCTTGGAGGAACTGCGCGCGCTTCGTCAGCTCGGCACCGCGAGGGACAAACTGCTTGAGCTATTTGGTGGCAACGGGCTCTTGCGGCTTGAAGCATTGGAGGCTGCCGACGCCGAGCGCAGGACAGCGAGCGCCAAGGTGATCGAGGGCCAGGCGGTCGATGGCTGACGAAATCCCCGATCCCCAACAACTAATAAAACTCGCCAGGCAGACGCTTTCATCCGCAGAGCGCCGGCGCAAGTTTCGCCGCATCGACTTCCTTGACACTGCGTTCTGGTATCCGACCCAGCTCGCATTCTTTGCCGCCGGCAGTACCGGAGTGCATCAGCGGTTGATTTATGGGGGCAATCAGACCGGAAAGACGCTCGCCTGCGCGAGCGAGATGGCTTGGCATTTGACCGGAGCGTATCCGCTCTGGTGGACCGGCAAGCGCTTCAACAAGCCGATCAGGTGTTGGGTCGTCGGCGAAAGCGTCGTACTGGTACGCGATACAAGCCAGCGCCAGCTTTGCGGTGGCCAGGATTTCGGCTGCGGCACAATTCCATTGGAGAGTTTCAGCAAGCGCCCCGTCATGATTCCAGGCGGTACGGGCGCCATCGATACCCTTTACGTTACTCATCAAACCGACGTCAAGATTGACGGCACGAGCTCGCTGTCTTTCAAAAGCTTCGAGGCTAGGCGGGAGAAATTACAGTCTGAAACGATCGACCTCGTGTGGATCGATGAGCGGCCATCCGAGCAGATATATTCGGAATTGCTCGCCAGAACGTCCGCGAGCGACGGTCACATCATTGTCTCTTACACGCCGGTTGGCGAAGGCGCTGCGGCTGGGGTCACGCACAGGTTCCTGGTCGAGCCGTCCTCCGATCGTGCGCCGTTTCGCATCACCAGTATCGAGGCTAAGCACATCACCGCCGAGCGGCGCGCCGAGCTCACCGCGGAATACAGCGAGGCCGAGAAGGAAACCCGCCTCGAGGGTACGCCGCAGCTTGGCAGCGGGCCGATATTCCCGCTCGAGCTCTTACCTGGCCTGGTCCGGCCCTTCGATCCCGATAGCTTGCCGTCCTGGGCACGGCACGTTGTCGGCATCGACTTCGGGTTTGCCGGCGGCTTCGCTGCGGTCTACCTGGCCTGGGCGCACGATACCGGCGACGTCTGGGTAATCGACAGTTTCCTGATGCAGCAGTCCTCGGCGTTGTACCATGTGCAACGTATACACAGCATGACGCGCGGCCTTCGGATCCCGACTGCATGGCCCCCATGACGGAAATGTCCATGACAAGGGCAGCGGCCTAGGGTTGGCGCAGCAATACCGGGGGTTCGGCGCCAACATGATGAGCACACACGCGAAGAACCACGGGACGAATGACAATCGAGTTGAGCCCGGGCTGCAGGAGATCCGCGAGCTCATGTTCACCGGTAAGCTGCACCTTGCCGGGCATAACAGCGAGCTGATCGAGCAGCTGCGCGGATACCATAGGGATGCGGATTATCGCGTCGTGAAGGAGCGCGATCACCTGATAGATGCGATGAGATACGCTATCATGATGAAGCGCAGCGGCCGAGCGCGTTCTGAATGCGACGGTGTCGGCTATGGCGCCATGCCGTATGCCGGGCAAAGGCGCGATCGCAGTCGGTCTCAAATCGCACGCGGTTTGGATTTCAATCTGTTTGCGACGGACGGCGACTATTGATCTGCCCGCTTTCCTACCCACTCAGGCAGAAACCTCTGGGCGTGCGGCGTGCGCGAGCAAGCAATTGGCAGGCGAAAGCAAGACTGGCAGGGCCGCCGGGACGACATTCCGTGTCTAACCACGGAAACGACGAAATGGTCACCAAGCGCAAGCATACGCAATGGATGATTGACGACCCGAATGTGCCGGAGTCGGCTGGCCCGCAGGATTTGTTTATGCAGCTGCCGAGCGGCGACAAGGTGAGTGCGCGAAGTGTTTTCTGGGCGGCGCTGCACATTGCCCGCGAGGAACGCGGCGTACCTCTCGATATCGAACAAAGCGGAGATGAGCTCCTAGCGTGGCTCGAAACCGAGTTCGGCGGTATGCTCGAGTTTGTCCGCTG